CACCAGCTTTTCCTATTCAAACAAAAGCAAAAAAAATTCCTCAAAAACTTACCTTAGTAGTTGAAGAAGAAGAAGAAGAAGGAGAAGAAGGTGAAAAAGAACTTGTAGAAGAAGCTCCTCCTAAAAAACGTGGTAGAAGAACTGAAAAAGTTAAAAAAGGAGTTGCTATATTAGGCCCAGAGGAATATGTTAAAATTGGTGATGTACCAATAACCGATCGTATTTATCCAAAAGAAGCTCCTATTAAGTACAAAGTTTCTAGTTACTACATGAATAACAGAGAGATATTTGTCAACTTTATTAACTCCTTATTTGAACCATACAAACAAGAACTTGAAGATGATTCAGCTGATATTAGTTGTGATACGATTGGACGAGGTTCTGAAAGTTTTTCTCTTTTAACTCACCAGAAGATCGTTAGAGATTACATTAATTTATATACGCCGTACAGAGGCCTTCTTTTATATCATGGTTTGGGTAGTGGAAAAACTGCTAGTAGTATTGCTATTGCTGAAGGAATGAAAAGTAGTAAAAAAATTATTGTTATGACTCCAGCATCTTTGCGAAGAAACTATATGGAGGAATTGAAGAAAGCCGGTGATTTTATTTACAAAAAAAATCAATTTTGGAGTTGGATATCAACCGACACTCATCCAGATCAAGTTGATACACTATCGGCGCTTTTAAGTCTTCCTGTAGAGTATATTAAAAGAAAGCATGGTGCGTGGTTAATTAATATTAAACAACCTCCCAATTATACATCTCTCACAAGTCAAGATAAGAAAAGTCTTGATGATCAGCTAGATGAAATGATTCAAACAAAATACACCTTTATTAATTATAATGGTTTGCGCGCAAATCGGTTAAAAGAATTGACTAATAATTTTGAAAAAAATCTATTTGATGATGCAGTTGTTATTATTGACGAAGCTCACAACTTTATTAGTAGAATTGTGAATAAAATTGGAAAAGAAAAGGAAGTTGAAACAAATGTTCGTGGAGAGAAGGAATATTTGCCCAAAGCACTTTCTCTCAAACTATATCATTATTTACAAGATGCAAAAAATGCTCGCGTTGTTTTATTGAGTGGTACGCCTATTATTAACTATCCAAACGAAATAGGGGTTTTATTTAATATTTTGCGCGGGTACATTAAAACCTGGGAAATTCAGTTAGACGTAAAAACAAATAAAAAAGTAACGACCGAATCATTGAGAGAACTCCTTTTAAGAGACAAAGTATTAGATTATCTTGAATATTCTCCTACAAGTGGAAAACTTTATGTTACCAGAAATCCTTTGGGTTTTAAAAATAAAATTAAGGAGTCTTCTGGATATTTGGGTGTAACAAACGAAAAAAAGGATCCATCTGGAAGAAATGTTATTGATCCAGAATTTGTTTCTGATGACGACTTTGAGAGAAAATTAATTGGTTACTTGCGAAAAAACGACATTGATGTTTTACCAAATAGTGTAAAAATTCATAACTATACAGCATTACCAGATAAATTAGACTCATTTATTACAAGATTTATTGACCCTGTTACGAAAAATGTTAAAAATGTTGAATCATTCAAAAAACGAATTGTTGGACTTACTTCTTATTTTAGAAGTGCACAAGAAGACTTGTTACCAAAATATGAAAAAACCCCAGATTATTACCACGTTGTTAAAATTCCAATGAGTGACTACCAGTTCAAAGTTTATGAAGCGGCGCGAAAAGAAGAGAGAAAAATGGAAAAAAGTTCAAAGAAGAAACAGGGAGCTGTTGATAAGGATGGAGTTTTCAAAGATGCAACATCCACTTATCGCATTTTTTCACGCTTATTTTGCAATTTTGTCATGCCTGTTCCTCCAGGAAGACCTATGCCAAGAGACACCGGAGAGGTTCAAGATTTGGGTGAACTATTAAAAGACGCAGACAAAGAAGAAGATAAACAAGACTTAGACGCTGAAAATGAAGGTGAATTGGAAGGCGATGTTGCATTAAATGCTCTTGGAGATGCAACTTATACGCAAAGAATTGATAATGCTATTAAAGAAATTCGCGAACACGCTGATGAATTTTTAAGCCCGGAAGGATTGCAGACATATAGTCCAAAGTTTTTGCATATTCTTGATAATATTAATGACCCAGATTACAAAGGTTTGCATTTGGTTTATAGCCAATTTCGCACATTAGAAGGTATCGGTCTTTTTACAATGGTTTTAGAAGCAAATGGATATGCTCAATTTAAAATTATTAAAAGCCCAACAGGAGTTTGGGAAATTAAAATGAAAGAAACTGATCTTGGTAAACCCACATTTGCTTTATATACTGGAACTGAAACTGCAGAAGAAAAAGAAATCATAAGAAATATTTATAATGGAGATTGGGACACTATTCCAACAAACATAGCTGCACAACTTCGAGAGATATCAAATAACAACAATATGGGTGAAATAATCAAAATTTTTATGATTACGTCTTCTGGTTCTGAAGGTATTAATTTGCGAAACACAAGATATGTACACATTATGGAACCTTACTGGCACCCAGTAAGAGTTGAACAAGTAATTGGACGTGCTAGAAGAATTTGCAGTCATAAAGATCTTCCTCCTGCGTTACAATCCGTGGAAGTATTTTTGTACTTGATGACATTTACTCCTGAACAAATTAAAAGTGGAGACTCAATTGAGTTAAAATTAAAAGATCTTAGTAAAAGAGACCCAAAAATTCCATTAACTAGTGATGAAGCTCTTTATGAAATATCTTCTATTAAAGAAGAAGTGAATACACAATTAATAACCGCCGTTAAAGAATCAGCTATTGATTGTGCTATTTACTCGCATAATTCAAAAGAAAATTTGCATTGTTTGAATTTTGACGAACCATCTAATAATACCTTTGCATACAATCCTTCCATTTCTTCTGACCAAACTGACGTAGTTGCTAAACTTAATAAGAAGAAAATAGAGTGGTCTGCAAAACCTGTTAAAATTTATGGAGTTCAATACGCTGCGCGCAAAATGAATGAACAACTCTACAACATTTATGACTTAACTAGCTATGAAAATGCAAAAAAAACTGGAGACAACCCACTTTTAGTTGGCACTTTGGAAATAAATTCAAAAGGAGAGAAGATTTTTAAAACATTGGTTCTATGATGAGCTTTTTACACTTTTGCAAAATATGATAATAATCATTAAAGCAACTGATGTTGATATTTTTCTAATATTTCTATATTCTTCTAGGTAATAATTATTTTTATATTTTTCTTCCCAATGGTGAATAAATTCTACTATTCGACTTTCTTTATATTTTCTATATCCATAAATAGTTAATAGAGTCAAAATAATATCAATTTCATTGTTGAAGTTATAAATGATAATATTCACTAAATTCATATTTGCTTTAACTTGATAATTTTGTATATCATTAACTATATTGTCGCTTACCGCAGTATTGTAATAAGCGACATTTAAAAAGCCAGATAACGCTCCTTGAATTCTTAATTCTTCAACAAGACCCCATAATTTTTCGCGATTAGAACTATTTTTTGGTTCATATGTTATTATAGGAACAATTTGAGTAATGTTTTTTAAAGTGTGGTAAGGATCTAAATCCCAAGAAACTTCACCATCGTCCCAAGTTTCTTCAACATATTCGGTTTCTTCTATTGGAACATATATAGTTTTTTTATTTACTTTTGTTTTAAATGGTATTGAATTAAATTTGTATAATAATGAAGACGCGCGAATTGTTGCTAGAGCGATAATAACGAGTTGAATTACTTTCATTGTTCTATATTTTACAAATATATTAATGATGTGAATCAAATCAATTTTTATTTTTTTCTAATAATAGTTTTTCAATCATAACAAAAATAGCATCTACTTTTTTTTCAAGTTTATCTATTTTTTCATCAATAGATGTAGCATTATTTTTTTCTCTAGGTTCAATTTCTGTAATTTTTAATTTCAAGCCTGGTAAAATATCATCTTCCGTTAAATCGTCAGCCCATGAAACATTTTTTGTTTTATTATTTTCTTCACTAGGAATATCGTATTCCATTAAATTTCCCAATTTAATTTTTTTTGTGGCATTTTCATTTTCTTTCATTTTTTCAACGCGAACAGATGTTTCTGAACTTTTAATCCAATTTTCAACTTCAGATTTATTAAAATTATTTGTTATTTGTTGCATTTCTAAATTTCTTTCAGCAATTGTTCTTTTTATAATTACATCCAATTCTGATATAGGCTCATCTCTTGCATTATCAGAAAATTTTGGCGTTTCAGGAACAGGCAAAGACATTGCGCGTGTAAATTCATCTTGTTTTCTTTTAAACTCTTGTTCAAATTCATTTTCTCTATTTTTTTGTATTTCTTCCGCCGTTATTGGAATAGTTTCTTTTTCATTATGTATAACTAATGGTTTAGGTTTTGGAAAATTTTGATTTAAAATGTTAACAATTACTGAAATAAATTTTTTGTTCATCCCAATTAAAGTTTGATGTAAATTTTTCTCTTTATCATAAAATTGTTGAGCCACACTCAAAAATATTCTATTTATTTGCGTTATTTCATCTCTATTTTTATTTACAACAATATCATCATCTAATATTATCTCCCAAAGCATTTTAATATTGTTATCACTTAAAAACTGATTTTGATTTTCATATGACATTTGTATATAAATAAACTACATATTATTTATATACTTTTTCCATTTTAAATTTTTGTAGAGACTCTTTACAAATCATCATTAAAATAAATTTTTCTGAATTTTGACATGTATTCATCCTTCAAAATGTGTGTTTTCAAGTAATGTTCATTTATTTTATCTTCTAACATGTGAACAATAAAATATAACCCGTAAATACCGCATTCTGTGTTTCCATATTGATGCTCTACAGGATAATTCTGATCAAACTCAAAATCAATTCTTTGTTTTAAAGATTTACCTTGTTCAGTAACATCATCTACAAAATGTTTAATTCTTTTTGGTATTTCATCTCCAGCACTATCAAAGTAGAAAATTTTCTTGCGTTTCACGTTAATAAATAAACTTACCCAATGACTTCCACCTAAATAATGTGGATCTGTGTTGAATATAACACCAATTTTTGTTTTTCCATTTTTAATTTCATCTTTTAAATTAAAGTTACAAAGTTCATTCCAAACGCACTCTCCGTATAATTTTTTTGCATCATAGTCAATTGGTGAAGGCCCTATAAAGTCAAAACACTTGTACGCTTTTTCATATTGTTTCATCACATCTAATATATCTACGCTTGATAACCATTCATTTGGATTTTTTTTCCATTCATTAGGTGATTTTGGTGCAAAAGCATCTTCTAATTCTTTTCGTGTTTTAGCATCACCAACAAAATTTTGTTTCAACCAACACGATTCTTTATTGCAAACACTACCCATGTATTTTTTTAGAGAGTCCCATATTTCTTTTGGCTCATTTGTCTTAATTATTGCGTCTGGATGTCTCATGTTCCAAAGATCTCTTAACTTGTAGAGGTCATCATTTGAAAAGCAACTAAATTCACCTTTATTTTTTTTATGCGAAGGACTACATTGAAGTTTTTTCATACTAATCGACTTTAACGCTTTTATTTGCTGCTTCATCGGCTTGTTTCCACCTCTTTGTTTTTTAAATTTTTTTGTCTTATTAAATGATAATTTGCGTCTTCTAGTATTTTTCATCCTAATATTAAAGGATATTTTCTTTTTTCTTTTTCTTAATTATACCTTTATTTTTTAAAGCTGGATCAGCTAAATCAATCTCCTTTTGTTTTGGTATAATTTCCTCTTCTTCTTTTTTAGTTGAAGTTCTTTTTACAAATTTATCTAATGGTTTTACTATGTTAATACTACGCATCAATAACTTATCTGCATCTTGTTGCGTTTTTTGAATCAATTGTTGTTCTTCTTTTGAAACAAAATCAGATTCTATATTTTTGTACTCTTCTTGTAAAATGTCATTATTATCTAATGACTTGAAATATTCTACACAGGTTTTAATATAAACATCAAAAGCATATTTAACATCTGGGAATATTGTTTTTTCATGAACACTTGGCTTTGATAACAAATCTTTTGTTAGATCAACAATTCTTTTTTTATAGAATTTTTTTTCTTGTCTACAAACAATTTTTGACATTTTATTTTGAACACATTTGTTGTATTGTTCTTTATTTATTAAACAATCTAATGTTATTTGATTTACAAAATTATCAGACATTTATAATTATATATGATAATTATAAATTTAAAAATACTTAATTGCAGCCGCCATTAGAAATATCTTTCACTTGAGTTCGTGTTGAATTCAAAAATACTCCTGGTGCTAAATTTTCAGGATTAGGATTAAAGGAATCAAATTTTTCTTCTCTGAATAGTCCGGAAAATGGTTGATACACTTGCTGTTGCGGTTGAAAATTATATTGATAAAGATCGCTTGAACTATCAGGAACATATACCGCTTGACTACATTTTTGCAATGCAAAAATTTGATTTCTTAGTTCAGACTCTACATTTATATTTGATGAAAATCCAGACCAAGGAGATTGAGAATTTCCAGGATTAAAAATACCATTTGTACTAAAAACCGGATATTGCAAAGCTTTTACTGAAACTTCTTTTCTTGGGTCAACAATTGGCATCAAAGAGTATTTGGTTGAAACGGATCGAGGCGTAAAATAAGGTTGAAGCACCTGCGATGGAATGTTTCTATCATAAATTCTTGTGTTCGTTTCATTATGAATTATCGCAGAAAGATTGTTGTCGCAATTTTGATTACTCATTAATATAGGTTAACAATAAAATTTATTCTTTATTCTTAACTTTTATTAAAAGGGTTGTAAAATTGATATAAAGGAAAACCTAATATTAATTAAGTATACGTCTTTATGTGTGGAATTTTTGCAATATTAAATGACACAAGTCTTTCAAACCATTTTATATATGAACAATTTAATAAAGGAAAAAATAGAGGTCCTGAATTTTCTAAACTAACAACTGGAGGTCTTAAATTAAAACTAGGTTTTCACAGATTAGCTATAAATGGTCTAAATGATGAATCTAATCAACCTATTAATATTGGATATATTACTTTGATCTGCAATGGAGAAATTTATAACTACAAAGAGCTATATTCTTTAATGAATATTAAACCTAAAACTGACTCTGATTGCGAGGTTATCATTCATCTTTATCTGAAATATGGCATTGAACATACTTTGCAAATGTTAGATGGTGTGTTTTCATTTATTCTTTGTGACAATACTATTGTTGATTATAAATCTAATGTAATGACACAATCAAATAAATTATATATTGCTAGAGATCCTTATGGTGTTAGACCTTTATATGTATTGAAACATAATAATACAAGTTGTAAAATTATGGGTTTTGCGTCAGAATTAAAATGTTTATCAGAATTTCAGTCTACCGACAACGATTATTACATTGAACATTTTCAACCCGGAACATTTTCATTTTATGAATTGCCTTTTATGGCTTTGGCTGATTGGGTTTCTATTAAAGAAAATTATTCTTATCATTCAACAGGATTTAATAGTATTGTACTTTCACAAAATATGTTGAGGGACCCTGCAATTGATGATATTTTATTAGGAATCAAAAATTATTTTATAAAAGCTGTTGAAAAAAGGTGCACAACCACTGAAAGACCTATTGCATGTTTATTATCTGGTGGTTTGGATAGCAGTCTTGTGACTGCATTAGTAAATAAATTTCGCAAAGAATATTTACCTGGTTGTGAACCTCTTGAAACGTATAGTATAGGTCTCGAAGACTCTGAAGATTTGAAATATGCAAAAATTGTTGCAGATTATTTGGGAACAAAACATACTGAAATTATTTTAACGGAAAAAGATTTTATAGATGCTATACCTGAAGTTATTTATGCAATTGAAAGTTATGATACAACTTCAGTTCGAGCTAGTATAGGAAATTATTTATTAGGAAAATATATTTCTAAAAATAGCAAAGCAAAAGTAATTTTCAATGGCGATGGTTCTGACGAATTGTGCGGCGGTTACTTATATATGCACAAATGTCCAGAAGCAATTGAGTTTGATCGAGAAACCAGAAGATTATTAAAAGATATTCATAAATTTGATGTTTTGAGATCTGATAAATGTATTTCCTCTCACGGGCTTGAACCTAGAACACCATTTTTGGATAGATCTTGGGTTCAATATTATTTATCTATTGATCCTAGAATTAGATATCATCCTGGAAACTCACAATGCGAAAAATATTTGTTACGTTCTGCATTTTCGCGAGTTAATTTTATGACAACAGATAATAATCCACTTTTACCTGACTCAATTTTATGGAGGCGCAAAGAGGCTTTCAGTGATGGTGTTAGTAAAACAACTAGATCTCTTTTTACAATTATAGAAGAATATATTGATACATTACCAGTATTTGAAACTAGTCAATCTGGAGTTCCTGCTGTAACAAAAGAGCAAAAGTATTACAAATATCTTTTTGAACAACATTTTCCTCAAGCTTCCGACATAGTTCCATATTATTGGATGCCAAAGTATGTAAATGCAACTGATGCTAGTGCTAGAACTTTAGAGTTGTATAATGAATCGCGAGTAACTGAAAAAAAAGAACTAGATGAGTGCGCTTAAAATTTAATATTTTATAAATATATGAAAAGTGAAAAAGCATTATATGATTTTCAAAATAGAGCATTTACGTTATTCATTATTATTAGTTATATTTTGTATGGCATTTCAATAATTGGTCTATCAAGAAATGCTCCGACGTATATTCAAACATTAGATAGCTATGTAAAAATATATATTTGTTTATTTTTGATCTATAGATTTAATCCTTTGCGAAATAAAATTGAATTTACTGAATTAGATAGAAAAATTGTTTTTAGCGCGGGTTTATTTATATTAACTACAACTGCAATCAATAAAATTGCTTTGAACTACTTAGATGATATTAAATCAAAATTTCAAAAAGTTTCGCAATTTTAAGGTTTTACTTCTAGTGTGTAACTTTTTTTTATTTGTATAATTTTTATTATTGTCAGTATCTTTCCAATGCTTATTAAAAAATGTTTGTAAATGGAACATTGTTTTTTTTGTTATAATTTTATCTATTTCATATTCATTTGCAGATTTTTCTACATATGTATATCCATAATGACTCATATAAGTTGACATGTAATTTATAAAATTTTTTTTATCGCTTATTATTTTTTTCCCCATTTCAGATGTTAAAAATCTTTGTATCATTACATCAAATGGAATATTATATACATACGGATTAACTTTTATATAGTAAATATTCTTTCCGCTCATTTCTGGATATAAAACATCATCCAAAAAACATACTTCTGTATTAGCCGGAAGTTTAGAACATTTCAATAAATCATGAATTGTTTTTTCATGACTAGTTCGACATAACTCATATTTTTTTCCGTTTATTTTAAAAGCTCCTATTATTTGATCAAATAAAGGATAATTAATTTTTGCTTCAAAAAATTTTTGTATATGTAAAGCCCAATCCTTTGTTCCTTGATTATTTGTGTATATTAAAACGGAATTGCAAACTTTTGTTTGCTTTTTATATTTAAGATAATTTAAAACAGATATTATGTTTGGTCTTATAAATTCTTCAAATAAATCTAAGACTTCATTAAAATCGTTTTGAACCAATTCATATTCTATTTTTTCAGTTTTAATGTAAGAATTTAGTGATTCCCAAAATATACCTAGTTCAACAAAATATCCTAATGTTTCATCTAAATCAAAAACAACAATTTTTATTGGCTTCATTTGTGTTATTATATACTTTTATAAAAAGTATTGCAAAAAATGTAGTTTATTAAAATAATCTATGTATTTTTATTTTATAGGTATAATGTAACAAAAAATAGATGAATTATAAAATAACTGATACTGATTATAAAAGTATACTTATTTTTTATAATAAACCAATTCCAAGCACTAAATCTGAATTAAAAAGTTCTGCTGAGGATATTTTAGCTTTGAAATTGTGCAGTTGTATTAAAAAGGTAAATCCTATTCTTACTAAAAAAAATGAACCAAGGGCTATTGGAATATGTACCAAAAGCGTTTTTAATAATAAAAATTTAACTCGCGGTAAATTTAAATGCTTAAAAAAACGATCAGTTGACTTTAAAAAAACAAAAAAACAAATCAAATTTGGTAAAAGTAAAACAATTAAAAACTATAAACAAAATAAGTAATTTTATTAATAAAAGTATAAATACAATTACTTAGTTATAAAAAATATATGCAAAATTTTACTAAAGAAGAATTTTGTATCGTGGTTTCAAGATACAATGAGGATGTGCATTGGACAAAACCTTTTGCCAAAAATTGTATAGTTTATAATAAAGGGAACCACGACTTAGATTATCTTGACAATGAAGTTATAATTCCTTTAGATAATGTTGGAAAAGAAGGTGGAACGTATATTAAACATATTATTGATAATTATGAAAATTTATCAAGTCATGTTGCATTTTTACAAGGTCATCCATTTGATCATATAGATATGTACAACCAAAAAAAAAGTGAACAATTTCTATCTGATATTTTGAATGAAACAAAAGATTATGATTTTAAATATATTAGCCAGTGGATGGTACAAATATATGAACATGATATTAGTAAATATACTTCTGGTTTATTAAATACACCAATTCCATTAGGTTTACCTATGAAAACAAAAATGTTAATAACTTATTTAACGCTTTTAATGAGTAATTATCCATTTGATGAAGAAATGATTACTTTAAAAAATATATTACATGATTTATTAAAAAAAAAAGAAAATATAGAACTTTATGAATTTTCTAGCATTATTACAAAAATGCCATATTTCATGTGTAATGAAAATGGAAATAAAATTAGAGATGAATTATTTTCAAAATTTGATTTTTCATACATTCTTCCATCGATACAAAATGGTTATCATTATGGGGCTGGAGCTATGTTTATTGTTTCAAAACAAAAAATATTGAAACATCCCAAATCTTTTTGGATTGATTTATTTAAATGTTTCCAAGAAAAAGCTCCTGCTGCTGGTTATGGAATGGAAAAATTATGGCCATATATCTTTTTACAAAACTAATAAATAACATTTAATACAATAGTTTTTATTATTATTGTATTATATATGACCAATTACGCATATTATGATGTTATTATTGTTGGATGTGGAATTGCAGGTTTGTATAGTGCATATCAAATTAAAAAATTATCCCCAAAAACCTCTATATTAATTTTAGAGAGAGATAAGAGATCTTGGTTGGGCGGTAGAATGAATAATGTCAATTTTCAAGGTGTTTCCGTTGTAACTGGAGCTGGTGTTGGAAGAAAAAACAAAGACCATCTTTTAATTGACTTATGTAATAAATTAAAAATAAAGTATAGCGAATTTCCTGTTAAAAAAAATTATTCAAAAACTTTAAATCCCGTTGACATTGGAAGAATAATAAGTCATTTAAAAAGTAAATACAATAAGGCAAGAGACTCGCAAAAAACATTTAAAGAATTTGCTGAGCCAATTTTAGGTAAAGACGTTTATAAAAATTTACTTATTTGTTCTGCTTATACTGATTATGAGAACGAAGATGCATATGAAACATTGTATTATTATGGTTTTGATGACAACTATAAATCGTGGATAGCCTTGGGAATTCCATGGCACGAATTAGTTGAAAAAATAGCACATAAAGTGGGAATGGAAAATATTAAAACAAGTTCAAATGTTATAGGGATTCATAAAATGGATGAATGCCAATGCGGGTTTTTGGTAGAACTTTCAAATGGAAAAAAGTTTTCTTGTTTAAAAACAATTATAGCAACAACAATAAGCAGTGTTAAAAAACTTGTACCCGGTGCAGATAACCCAAATAGCATTTACCAACAAATTCATGGCCAAACATTTTTGCGCGTCTACGGCAAATTTGATAAAGCCTCAAATGAAGTTATGAAGCGAGAAGTGCCAACACAAACAATAGTTCCTGGGCCATTACATAGAATTATTCCTATGAATGAAAATAAAGGTGTCTATATGATTGCATACACAGACAATGATGGGGCAAAACAATTAAAAGATAAACTTGAAAATAATGAAAAGAATAGAGAATTCTTTTGTGGGTTGCTTGAAAAATCATTAGGTTTACCAAGTAATTCACTTCATTTAAAAGCAATATTGGATTTTTACTGGCCAATAGGCACACATTATTATGAGCCATTGCGGGAACCTTTCAAAGATAGAAATCAGTTTATTAAAGCTGCACAATATCCCATTCCTGGAATGCTTATTGTTGGCGAAATGATAAGCAGAAAACAAGGTTGGACTGAAGGTGCGTTGGAAAGTGTAAACGCAGTTGTTACAAAACAATGGATAGATTGGAAATGTTAGAGAAGAAACCATAGATTTTTTATTACTTTGTCAAATAACTATAATAAATATATAATTATATTAATTGTACTAATGGGAATTTACAATAATGGTACTATTTTTGGTATAAGAATATATAACTTTAATGACGACGAATGTTCTAATATACTATTTGAAGAAAAATATGTTGAAATAATGAGTTATGAACAAATGAAAGAAGCATATTTATTCTATACAGAATTGAATAATAAAGATGGAATACATTTCCAATATTATACTGAATGTTTTACTACATATGGTGAAGGGACATTTTTGATGTGGTACCAATTATCATTGGATACGTTTTTAGAAAAATTTGGTATTTGAAATAAGAAAAGTGGTAAAATTTTTTTATTATGTTATATAAAATGCATCATTATCAAAACAAAGAAACTAAAGTTATGGGGGATGGAACTAAAGTTGTGCGTAAGGTTCACATTAAGGGTGGAAAGGGTCATAAAAGTGTTTCTCATTATAAACGCGGTAAACACATATTCACTGCAAAAAAAGCTCTTAAAAGTGGAGAAATTTCTTTAATTAAAATTGGTAAATTCATTCCAGGACTATTTAAGGATTGTGGATGTAGTAAAAAAACTATGAAACGTAGATAAAAATAATATTCATTTATATTAATATTATGTTTGGAAATAATCCATTTGGTAATCAACCAGTTCAACGACCACAACAATTTTTTGGAAATAATCCATTTCTTCCTGTTCCTCCTCGACAACCAGCAGGAAATAATCCATTTCCTCCTCCTCCTCGACAACCAGCAGGAAATAATCCATTTGGTCCTCCTCCTCCTCGACAACCAGCAGGAAATAATCCATTTGGTCCTCCTCCTCCTCGACAACCAGTTGTTCAACAACCAGTTTTACCACGTTTTGAACCAATTACTATTACATTAGATGGTTATCCACAAGTTAAAGAATTTTATAAATTTATGGATAATTTAAAAAAACCAAATTATTGGGTCTCTCCTATTTTTATTAACTATGCATTTGGCTCATCGGTATCAAGTTTAATGAATATAATTAGATTCAAAAGCGAAAAAAACAAATATCTTAAAGCTATTACTGAAGGTGGATTTAAAAAAGTTTTTGATTTTATTGTTCCAGTAGGAGGTCATAATAATAAATTCATTATTAAATTTGAGTCTATGTCTGATCTTAGAGTTCTTAATAAATGGTGTTATGACGATACAACATGCAATTTTTTACCTTCAGTAGTTAGGTCTGACAAATACAAAAATAACTACACTAGTACAGCCGACAAGGTTAAAACACAACGAGTGTGCATTATTAATACACCATCGCAAATAGTGGAATCATTTTACTCTCTTTTAAATTCAAAATATTTTAAGGAAGGTGTATCGCCATGTTTGCTTAAAACATACCTTACAACTATAGTAAACGATGAGGCCTGCACAAAAAAAGACATTGAATGTTTAGCATCTAGTCGCGATAGTGCCTCTTATAATGCGTGTGTTGGTTCATCTTGTAACTCAATTCCACTATTTAATGATGGATTTATTGTAGACCAATATAGAAAAAAGTTTGAAGGATATCCTATTAATTATACTGATGGACGTTACGTATTAACTATTCAAGAAAAGGTAGATGGTGACTTGATGTATATAAGAAATTCAATACCAGAAGGATTTACAACTTTAATGTTTAATCAAACACTTTTGCATATATGTTTAACATTACATATTTTACAGGTTAAAAATTGTTTAATGCATAATGATTTTTGGTTTAGAAATGTATTTTTTGCCGCAACATCAACAAATGATAGAAATTGTGTTGATGCTATTACAAAAGTTCAAATACCATTAAATGATATTAAATATTATCATTATAATTTATTAGATTTTGATGGAACTACAAAAGATATTTATATAAAACAATTACCATCTTCTATTTTACCTATCATTTCTGATTTTGGATTTTCTGAATTTATTACGGATAGTGGAGAATATATATATAATGGTGACTTTGGAGATAGAAATCCTTGTAAAAATATACCCGGTGGTAAAATTAATTTTTTATGGTACCCCGATATAGTATTATTTTTAACAACAACTTTGCATACATTATTTAATAATAGAGACGATTTTAAACCCGGAATGAAGATATACGAATGTTTTATAAATACATGGCAACTAACCGGGAATAGTGTTAAGCAGTGTATTGATGACATTCAACAAAGTATTATAAATAATGATAATAGTAGTAGGCATAAAAATATAATAATTACTATTATTCTATCTCTTAGTGCAATTTTGGGAAGTTCAACATTAAATATAGCAAAAAAACAATATGCTAATCCTAGAGGAGGACCTGGATTAATTGGATTAAATTTGTACGAACAACTGAATTATTATTGGAGTACTTATTTCTATCCAAATGAATCTCCAGGAACAAAATGCTTTGATCTTTGGTTGATAAATTCAAATCAGCGTTCAGTTAGAATGAATTTTAAAAATTATGGAACGGCAAATTGGTTAATTAATGGTTCAGATATAAAAACAATTATGCCGTTTGCATTTGGTTTATTTGAATACTTAAAAGATGGAACCAATTATACTGATGTTAAACCAAGGCTTTCAAAAAGTGATATGGAAGATGTTTTAAATATTGTAATAGACAGATATGTACCTAAATATACAGAAAACTTAGAAAGAACTAGAGACAATTATCTTGAGTTAATGAGAAGTTCATTTAAACCCCCACCCACTTTGACAATAGATGGTAGAAACTATGGGGCGCCGACGTACATAAAACCAATAGATGTAGATAGTGACAAAGCAAAAGTTATATTTTATTCTTATGAAAATATTAGATTACCTGGTTTATCAAATTCGAGAAGTGGAATTCTTATTGATGGTGATGGAAAAAGTTATGGGGGATATGATTGGAAACAATACATTAATTTAATTGTTATATCAAACCCAAGTTCACTTGGATCTAAGTTTGATTCCAAAATGAGTTTTGAAAGAAAACAATTAATAGAAACATTAAAAGATATATTTAATTTATCAGGTGATGATAATCCAGACTATGTTAAAACTGATTGGGGTGTTGCTTTTTCAGGTGGATTTTTTAAACACATTGATTATACTTCTCCCGATAAATGGAAACATTGCAATAATATTAAAAATGATACACCAGATCTTGTTAAAACAACGAAATGTTTTCAACCAATAGGATACATAAGAGAGAAAAAAGCTGGTGTAAATCAAAAGGTCTCGTATAATTCTGTTCCAGATTCATATCAAAGTGTTTATGGATCTGTTTGTATTAACGAAGATGAATCAATTAAAATTGTAAAGCCTTATATAAATAATGCGTTAACAAATCCAGAATGCAAATATGTTTTAGCATCTGGACCAATATTAACTTTAAATAATAACATAGAATTCACTAATAATTTATTACAAAATCCAATTTATCAAGGTTCAATGCAAAATCCTGCAACTATGAAACCCTACATACTCAGAAATGGTAGCAAATCAATGATTTATTTAGCTGGATGGTTAAATCATGCGTTTAACTTAAATCCAAGAGCGGCAATAGGGTTGGATTCAAATGGTAATATATATCTAGTAACAATTGAAGGTAGAGATCAACGCGGTTCTGGATGCGATCTTACAACATTAGCAAAAATAATGAAAGCATTTGGATGTGTTTCATCTGTTAATTTAGATGGTGGTGGAACAGCAGATTTGTTATATAAATTACCACAGAGTGGGTGTTATGTACAAACAAATCCAGTTCACTTATATAAATATCCATTAATGTCTTTAGAAAATTCTTCGGCCTTTCAATTTTACGATGACCTTGGACTAGGAGGAGGTGGCGGCAAAAAAAATAAATCTAAATTCAATAAAAAAATAACACAAAAAATAAAATAATATTATTTATAACTTAATAAATTAATATTATTAATTACCTATCTTTTAGAAGGCCTTTGTAAACATACTCAATGATTTTTGGATGAGGATGATGTTTATCAAATTCTTCTTCTCTCTTTTTTTTAATATTTTTTTCGGCTTTGTCATAATCAAATGTATGTTCAAAAGCAATGTCATGTTCTGTTATTGGAGCATCCACATAAGCCTGTTTTTTATGTTCATATTGAAATACTTTTATCTTATATTCCTTGTTGTGTTTCATGTAGTAGTCGTGCATCTCTTCCATATTATCAAAATCAGTATGCGTTTTATTTATTTTTGTAGATGAACTATGTGTTTTTTTGGTAGAAGATTTTGGTAAAGACTTCATTCCAGCTTTAATAGTAGTTTTTTTTCTCATTACTTTTGATTTTTTTGTTTTCATTTTTATTATAAATTATACAAATATAAAATAACTTTACAGGATGTGAATATTTGGGTTTTTATTTTTTATTTTTAATTTGAATTTTTATTTTGCTAAATGATCTAATGCACTTAAAAGAACTAATTCTTGGTCACTTAATTTTTGAAATATCAAACACTCATCCATTTTAAATTGAAAATGATTATTCATAAATCCTTTACAAATTATCATAACACCATTATCTGTTACTTTTATATCACAAAGAACGCCACCTTTTTTCAGCGGAAGATCTTTTGGATTAGTGATTGGTATCCATCTCAAAAAGGCACCATATTTAAGTTCGTTCATTTCATCAATGTATTTATATGTTTTTAATTTTTGCATGTAATCTAAAAAAACAGATTTCGTTAAATGTAATTCTTTTAGTACGTTAAAATTCATTTCTTTCAATTTTTCAGTCGTAAAGTTAAATAATCCTTCGTTTTCTTCATTTTCGAGAGCTTTTAATAATTTTGGTACGTCCATAAATAATATATTCATTAAATTTTATATTATTTATTGTGGTTTTGTATTATTTTCAATGCCTCGATTAATATTTTTAATTAGATGTTTTCCTGGTTTTAAATATGATATAATATCATCTACAATATTTTTTGTTTTGCAATCTCCGCACGTAAAAATGTCAATCGCTATAAAATTATTTTCTGGCCACGTATGAACACTTAAATGAGACTCTGATAATAAATATAATGATGTAAATGCTCCTTCTAAATTTCCGAAATGATGAACTTGTTCATTTAATATTGTCATTTTATTTTTTATGAGAGAAGCTTTTATATAATTATCAAATAGTTGATAGTTTGATTTTGACAAGTTATTAGAAAATATTTCATCTTTTACATCAAATAAATCCAGAATAAAATGAGTTCCTATCATTGATAATATATACAAATAGAAAATTGGTTCTCACATTACTACTTTTTAAAAATGGTTACCAAGAAGAACCTCCAAATGACCCTCCAAGGGCTTCATTTGCTGCCATAGGCCCAGACATCATTTGTTGGTCCATACCAGGAGTGGCCGCATTTACCAAAGGTGTTTGAGGTCCTTTGTACATTGTATTGTAATCGGGTAATTGTTGTTCAGCATTTGCAGTTGGTAAACTATTAATTGCAGTTCCATCTGTATATGCTTCTCTCATTATCATTTGACCAGACATTTGATTGGGGTTTTGAGAAATAGGTTGCGAGACTTTGATTGTACCATTTCCTTGTTTTCCTTTATTTTTCTTCTTTTTGTCGTCAGCACTTTTGCCTTCCCATAATTCAGTCAATCTCTCTACAAGTATACTGACCTTATCACCTAATTTTGTTTGCAAACTTAATAATATCATTAATGATGCACTTACAACAAATATAATATTATGATCTGGATATTTAATTCCGCTATATGTTGGTACATATGTAACAATTCTATTAATAAAAACTAATCCAACAAATAAAACAATAATTTGCGCTAAGACTTCTGCTAAAATCTCAAAACTACCTTTTTGATCATCTGCCTCAGGAACAAATTTTTGCATTGCTTTATTTAATGCAATAATAGGAATAATAGCCAATAAAGCATATTGAATTACGTTTAAAAATTCAGCCTTTCCATCTTCATCAAAATTAAAAACGTATTTTATAAAAGTTTTCGTTGATTTTGATTCACCTCCGTCGATATCCATATGTTTTATAAAAAGAAATTAATATTTATAAAAAGAGAGATAAAGGTAAAATAGAATAATATTTTAATGACCGAAAATAAAGAAGAGCAACAATATTTGGATTTACTTCAAGAAATTATAAGTGATGGATTTAAAGAAGTTGGTAGAAATGGAGAAACAAAAAGTATTTTTGGAAGATCAATGCATTTCTCTCTAAAGGATGGGAGAATTCCCATTTTAACAACCAAAAAGGTGGCTTGGAAAACTTGTCTAAAGGAGCTGTTATGGTTTATAAGAGGAGATACAAATACAAAATTGCTTCAAGAACAAGGAGTTCATATATGGGATGCTAATACATCGCGTGAATTTTTAGATTCTAGAGGACTTAAACTTTATCCCGAGGGTATGGCCGGACCTATTTATGGGTATCAATGGAGAAATTTTGGAGCTAATTACAATTGTTTTACTGGCAAACAGCTAACAGACGATCATCCTTTTAATGGGGTTGATCAACTAGAAGAAATCATTCATCAACTAAAAAATCCTGAAACTAGAAATAGTCGACGTCTTATTATGAGTGCTTGGAATCCTAAACAATTGAATCAAATGGCTCTTCCACCTTGTCATGTTATGTGTCATTTTAATGTTCATGATGGTAATAAATTATCTTGTGCAATTTATCAAAGAAGTGGTGATTTTCCACTTGGCATTCCGTTCAATATCGCTTCATATAGTTTTTTAACGCATCTCATTGCTAAACATTGCGGATTAGAACCCTATGAATTTGTTCACTTTGTTGGTAATTGTCACATATATAAAGATCATATAGAACCAATAAAAGAACAATTCAAAAGACAACC